AGCAGACATAGCTAGGCTCTCTAAAGTTGGCCGGTCTGTTTTAAATCCATGTGTACTAACATCATAAGCATCTCTAGGTACAAGTTTGAATCCACCCACCTGTCCTGTAGATTTAAACACTACACCGTCAGCGTTGCAAGTCTTACAAATTCTTTTAGCCTTACCTACCGTGCCATCCTTTTTAAGAGGGTTAAAGTATCCCCTGCCTCTACAGGAACCACATTGGTGAGACTCGGTGTGGGGTAGTACCTTCGTATAAGTTCTTACCTTTTTAATAAAATCATCTTTGCTATGTTTACGCACTCTCTTCTTTCTCTTTGTACTGCCGTACTGCTCATAGCCCAAATTAAATGTACTCGCCCAATATTTTTTATCTGTTACACCTCTACTGTACAAGACTTTAGACCTATCCTCTGGGCTGTCTAAATTTACAGGAGTATCTCCCATTGTACGTTTAACTTCTCTCTCAAGAAACTCATGTAACTCATTGTATTCATTACCATATTGTTCTCTAATATCTGTGAGTGCTTTCACACTGACTTTCATACCGGTGTTTTCCATCTCGGTAAGAACCTGACACATCTCATTCATTAAACTTACAGTAGGTGCAAGGCCATCTTTTACTGCCTGTTGCTGTGCAGTGTACAATTGTTTTGTAACTTCCACATCAGCCCTGCCATACTCCTCTACAATATCCCAAGGAATGTAGTCAAAAGATACACCATCTTTCATGTACTGTGCAGTTAAGTCGGTACGTTTCTCATCTAAATCATACCTCTTGGCTGACTCAGATAAAGACAGAGCAACTTTATCTCCACCGTGTATAACATACTCAGCTATCATCGTGTCGTATAGTTTCCCTGTATAGGTAAAGTTACAAGCAAGTAACCACTTGAGGTCAAACTTGATGTTATGCCCCACTAAAACTTCTGTATTATCCAGAACTTTCTGCAGTATAGCAAAGCCATTCTCTGTTGGTTCTTTTTCTGTGTGAGTGAAGCAGAGATACCCCTCACTGTCAGGGCGATAAATCTTTTTCTCTGTAAAGGGAGCTATTATATCAGAACCTACAGCACTGTACCCCACAGACACTAACATGTTTCCTGTATAAGGATCAAGGTCTAGCTTACCTGCATCATCTTTTTTATATGTTGTTTCTATGTCAAGAACAGTTACTTGCATCTTCCACCTTCACTATTGACCATGTAAAATCCTCATCTTTCTGACCCCAAATGCCTGTCCCCTCATCCCATTTCTGATACATAGCAACATCTAAAGCATATTTTGCATCTTGTAGATTTTTCCAAATCATATCTATCCTCATTTTTCCAGTCTCATAAATTTTTAAGTAGCGAACTTTACCTGTCTTATTATTTATATTCTGTACTTTATAGTTCTTCTTCATCCCCCACCCCTCTGTATAAAAAGATAGGTGTTCCTTCACCCATCCATGATCCTACCACATTAAATTCAAAATACTCCATAGCTTCTTCGTCTGTCATTCCGTCTTTCATAAGTATGGCTACACATTTGTCAGCATCGTAAACTAACAGATCTGGCTGTCCACATCTTCTACCTAACCCTAATATCGCACCATCAAATCCATCAGCCTTTAATATCACAACTCATACCTCGCTCTGTATATATCAATAGAGCAGGTCACTGTGCCGTGCCACCCGTTAAGTTTATTCTTAGATACACAAAGATGTCGTATGTAATCCTCTTCCTCACCATAGTTCTTTCCTATACCTATAATGATGTCAGCCTCCGCTGCCTTTCCTGTCCTACTATTTTCCAACATACTAAAATCTACCTCTTGTCTACCTTGTGCATCATAAGATGCTTGTGATACTGACCAGAGTAAAACCTGTTGTTTCTTAGCCATTGTTCTTGCCCCCTCGTACAGAGCTTTTAGCTTTTCATCCGTTCTGGCAAAGTTACCACTGATAGCCACCTTATCTAGCTGATCCACCATTACCACATCAGGTTTATGAATGTCAATAAATTTCTCAATCTCTAATAAAGTAATGCCTCTACCCTCTAACAATTTAAAGTTAGGTTCTATCTCTTTCTTGTATACATCCATAGAGTCTTCTAAGTTTGTTTTCATCTCATCAATGGATCGTTTAAGATACGCAGAGAATACTCTACCTTTGACTAACCTTCCGGGTTCTTCGTTAGCAAAATATGCCACCTTAAATCCCTGTTTAATGTACTCTGCAACTAAGTATGTACAGAAGGTTGTCTTTCCTGTTTCTGGCCTAGCAAATATAATCCCTAAGTTTCCTCTACCTGCACCACTTATTCTGTCAGCCAAAGATTGTAACTCAAACTTAAATTCAAACCCTTGATCCCACCCCTCTACATAATCCTTTACATCATCTTTCACTTCTTGATAGTTTCCTTCCTCTTCAGGTGTATTATCTATAGCCGTGTCAACCAAAGTTCTCAGTGAAGTAAAGTCGTCACTGTTGCCTAACCAAATGTCAGCCGATAGATCACTAATCTTGTGAGCCTTATCTTTCTTCCAGAAGTCAATGATTAAATCTTTTAGTATGATTTTGCTACTTGGCATGAACTTACCAAGCTCTCGTATAACATCTTCTATGGGTTCTCTTGATGACTCTGGCAGTGCAGGATACTTATTCCTGTGTAGCTGTATCAGGGTATTGACATCTAAATCACTCTCGTACTTCTGTTGGGCAAAACTGATGGTGTCAAAAATTGTCCCCACACCATTGGCAAACATTTCTTTAGATACAACCTCCGCTGTATCTTTATAAAACTCATTGGATAAACATGCTGATAATATTTGTTTCTCAAGTGACATTGAACTTCTCCCTTATTTGTTCTGTACTCCACCTTTTTATGTCCCTGTCTAGTAACACTAACTTTGTCTGTACATGGATAGATAGTTCATGTACCATCTTCATTGCCTTTTTTGAAGCATCTTTGTCTAATGCAACGGTAACAAGTTTGTAATGCTTAATGTATTTTAAATAATCTGTCAATAAATTTGTCCCCATCAAAGCCATACCATGTACATTAGCCAATGTCAACGCACAAGCAGAAGCACAGTCCTCAACGATTACAAGATAGCTACTGTCATTAGCCGTTACAAAAGGAACACGAGAGGATGCATACCTCTTCCATTTTGGTTTAGAATTTGTCAGCGATCTACCAACCGCATCTACCAATGTCTTGTCCTTGTATACAAGAAACACACAGCGGTCTTCCTTAACATCATATCTTATATTGGCAAATCTATTTTTGTAAGCATGGTAGGATTGTACAGATTTTAAATAGTCAACAACTCTTTGACTACGATCTAGCCCCACCCACTGCTTGTTATATACAGATAAGTCTACCTTTTGAGGTGTTTGATTTTTTGACCTAGACGATGCTTGAATAAGATCGCCTGTTTTTGTAGTACCCCCAACTGAACAGTCAGCATGGTAGCAATTATACAGCAACCTGCCAGAACTATTAGTGACATTGAAAGTATTTTGATGATGACAAACAGGGCAACTGCCTCTGTAAGTTTCATCAGTGGGTATAGATAGTGCCTTAACAAATGTAGCAACATCAGTTTCTCCAACCATAGTATTCTCCTTCTCTCCATTATTAGTACCTTTTTGTAAAAACTATGTCAATATAAAAAAAAGTACTTGACAGAAAATTTTGTAAGGCCTACTTATAATTAAACTTATAAGGAAACATATATGGAAGAACCTAATATAAAGGTAACTGAAGGGTTTATTAAAGAGTTACTTGAATTATACAATAAGTATGTGTTACTAGGAATATCTAAGGTTGATATGATAGGGGTAATAATAAATACATTAGCTGGTCTGTACATGACATTGGCCATTGAATTTAACTCGGAGGAGGAGGAGAACGAAGATGACACTATACACTGAAGCACTGGTAACTCCAGTAATTAAACGCACTGTAGGGCAGAAAATATTTAAAGCTAAGTTTGTCAAAAAGAATGGCGAAATCAGAGAGATGAATTGTAAACTGGGAGTTAAGAAACACCTCAAAGGTGGCATAAATGTCAACGACCATATTCGGTACTTAACAGTATTTGATATGGCAAGTGGTGGGTACAGGAACATAAATCTTAATACTCTTGTAGAGATAAAATGTGGCAATAAACTTATAAAAAGATTTGTTGGCAATACAGGAAACATTTATTCTTTGGTAGATGTAAAATAAATAACTTGACAAGGAGAATATTATGTCAGAGGGTAAATTCATTACTTGGTTAGAAGCCGAGTTAAAAATAAAAGCGGAGGAAGACATGGCCAAAAAGAAAAAGTTAGAAGTGCCTATTATTACAGATGCTCAGTTAGAACTTGTCAACCGAGTAAAAACTATTGTATCAGATATACAGGATAGTGGGGTAGATCACCTTACCTATTCTGATATTAGCAAACTTGATAAAGCCTATGATACTGTAGTGGAAGAGTCTAATCTAATGCATCAAAGTCAAACTGTAGAGTACGGAGAAAGTAAAGGAGATATCATACGAGCCTACTACAAAGATTTAGTTAGATCAGATGACCCTAATGCTTGGGAGGGAAATGATAATGATGACTGAAGATGTACAGGAAGAAAAAGTTTACCATAGAAGGAAGGGCATGATCCCACTAATACTTGACGTTTTGTCAGATAAGAAATGGCACAGTGTACAGGAGGTATCACAATTAATTAATTACCTTGAAACTGGAACGTCAGCAGGAATAAGGTCTTTACGAAAACAAAACTATGGCAGAAGGAATGTCATTGGCAAATGGCTAGGTGGTGTCTATCACTACCGACTAGAAGAAGGAGAGTACGGAGAAACACCCTTGTCGGAGGATACTGAAAGGAGAATACCAGTTTCTTTGTAAAAAGACTTTGTACAGGGTTGATGAAAGATAAGGATTGTCAATTAAATAATATCCTTGAAAGGTAGCTACTTTCCGATAAGTTACCTGTACATAATAAATAAGAGAAAAGAGAGTTAATTCCCATTGCTCTCTTTTTTTTTGTCTAAGGGGTTGACAATGTTTTAGAACTGTGAAAGGGTTATTGTAGAAAAGGAGAACACTATGAAAAAAACTAAAATACATGAAGTCATTGCTGTACAGACTGAACAGGATATGATTAAGATGAACGAAAGAATTGGCCACTATTTAAGTAAGGGAAAAAGAATAGACGTTAAGATAAAGAATGGTTCTGTACATATAACCGAACAGAAGAGGAAGGCCTGATGAGAGGTAATCCAGATGATTTAGCTAATCAGCTAGTACAGAAAGTCAAAGACTATCTACAGGAAGTGGTAGACAACACCGATCCTAGCACTGTAGGACAAGACGATGCTCTGTTTAGTGATTACTACCTGAACGGAAGAAAAGATCTTGCCGAAGAATTGTTATCACAAATGCAAAAGTGGGAGGCAGAAGAAGAACAAGGAACTGTCTATACAGGAGATGCACCTTCTACAGAAGCTTCGTTTTATAAGAAGGGTGAAGTGGAAGACCTAGACAATCAGTCCTATAGTGAAGGGGAGGAGTATAGCAATGAGTAGAGATATAAATACCATACCGACAGTGCCTAGACATATAGTAAGTTTTAAGATACAAGTAGAATGGTCGGACAACCCTAAAGAAGTGCTACTTAATCATGAGATGCCTAAATATGTAGCTAATGCTATGGAAGAATGGTTTGTAGATGTAGAAGAAGAGGAGAATAGCCAATGAAAGATGCACAGAAAACATTTATGGATTGGCTTGACACTTGCCCTGTAGTAGAACATAGAAGTATACACGGAGTAGAAGAGGATAGTGCAACGTGGATATATACAGTAGACTTTGCTGTACTAAAAGAAAAAGATAACTTACAACCACCGAGAGGACATTGATATGCTATTTGTAACATTTAAAATAAAATCTGGTGACTCTGAATATTTTGAGTATTCATGGTTTAATAACTATAGTATAGCACACTATGAAGATGCTAAGTCTATTACAGATAAAGATATGATACTTGAAACGTATACAGGTGGAGATGATTACATGGAATACGGAAACTTTAACGAAGATACTAATACCTATGAAGATTATAATAATGATTGGATATCCGTGCATAAAGTACAAGAGATGACAGAAAAAGAATTAGATGTGTTGTCTAAATTGGGAGTGCTGTACAGATGAAAGTAAAAGAAATAATACATGAGCTACAGCAATGTAATCCAGAGTTAGAATGCTATGGCTTTTTTAAAGACGATATAAGAAATGTAGAAATGGTTGACAATAGTATAGAAGATAGAATAGATTTTAATTTAGAAGAATTAAAGGGAGATTAACATGAACATATTCGTACTAGACAAATGCCCT